TGATTTTTAATATAGAAAAATATATATCTTAAATCTAACTAATAACATAAAAAAAGGTTAAGAAATGAAATACCTATACAAAACATATTTAAAAGGGTTTGGAGTTGTTCTTGTTCTAGCTGCTGTAATGGCTGTTAGTGCTGTTAATTTTATTAGTGAGTATGGGGTTTATTAATGAAACAAGTAAACGCAAAGCAAAAGCAGTGGATGAAAGATATAGCAAAATTCACAAATGAAGTTGGACTGGGTTGTCTTTATGGTCCTGAGTTTGAAGGTCGTACAGATTTTCAATTGCACCATGTACTAGGTCGTAGTGCTAAGCACAATAAAATACCAATAGGCCACGAATTTATAATACCTGTGCCTTTTGAGTTGCACGATGTTAATAGTAACCATCCTGACAACGTTACGCATCGCAAGAAAGCCTTTGTTGAAAGATTTGGCGACCAAAGAGGTATTTTTCAGGTTTTGTATGCTGGGGTTGCTCAATGGGGTTACGATGTGCCAAGCATGGAAATTTATAACGCTATAATGGATACTAACGCATGATTTACTCAGACGCTCAGAGAGCCAAAAGCGAGAATAAAATACAATCTGAGGGTATAGCATACGCGAAGCAATTGGGTGTTGAAATAACGCGTACAAACGCCGGTAAGGTTAAAGTTCGCGGCGGGTGGATGCAATTAGCTTGTAAGGGTTGGCTTGACACAACAGGTTATAATAATAAAGGCCAGATTGTTATGATTGAGTTTAAAGATGTTAAGTCTTTTGAAAGCAAAAATAATGGCGCAAGCAAAGAACAGCTCGAGCGGATTAATGACATTATTAGTAAAGGTGGTGTTGCTGGTATAGCTTGTTGCAATGAGCACATAAAAGAAATACTAGGCGCTTAATTCAATACGATATATTTAACTAAAAGGTAGCTTGGTAAATATAGCCAAGCTACGTTTTTTTAGTCGGCTAACAGCCTATTTACTAGTAAAGGTTCGAGTGTTTCTTTAACAAACATAGCCATAAGCGAGTAACCCAATGTTGTTGGGTGCGTTCCGTCTGCGTAGTAAGCTAAGTTGGCTGTAAATGCTGTATTCCCCATTGTACCTTCATTATCATAGTCAACAAAACCTATACAGCCAAGATCAACCCAGTTATCGCGCAATAATTGATTTAATTGCAATCTGTCTGCCTCTTTTGGCGTGCCTGTAAATGAAGTTCTAGGAAGCACGGTACAAAGGACAATCTCATATCCAACGGTTGTTACTTCGTTAATATAATCCACGATATTATCGTAAATTGTTTGTACCGATGTACCCACGCCTATATCGTTAGTCCCTATAGCATAAGTTATTATGTTGCAGGGTGCTGATGCGTTGTATATCTTTGATTGCCATTTTGACCTTCCCACATTCTGTGTTGTTGTTGTGCCGCCGCTTATACCAACTTGATAAACATTTGCACCATTACTTAAACTTTCGCTTAATTGCCTTGGGTAGCTATCAAACTGGCTAGCCGTTGCACCTTCTGTTATGCTATCGCCGTCAAATATCAAGTTAGCGTTATACTGCGGAGTGAGTTTATCGTTTATTACTATTGATTTATACACGTTTCTTTTTGTTGCTTCTGTTGTTGGTGAGTTGTGTATAATTATGCCTGAAATTAATGCACCGCCGTTTCTTGGTGTGCCATTACCAGCTACAAAAAGATTTGTTGTTGTGCCTATTTTTCCGCCAGAGAATGTGACACCTACGGTAGAACTACCTGAAATAGACACGTTGTCATTTGCACCATAATCACATGATGTGGAGCTTATAGATGTAAAAAATACATTCTCATTAACTTTTGGTTGATGGTTTGTTATTAGCCTGAGTGATGAGTTCTGGTATATAGCCATTGAATCAACCCCGTTCTGGCTTCTTTTGCCTATGGCGGTATACTTTCCGTCAGATCCGCTCAACTCTATTAACGGGCAGTTTCTTGCGGTACTAGCCAAGTCGCAAAGTATAAAAAATGATAAGTTATCGCTAACCCCCGACAATGTTTGCGGGATCTCTAAAAACTGTTCAGGTATTTGACTTCCGTTGTATGTGACAAAGTTTTCAAAAATTACTGAAAAACAGTCTCCTACATTTTTAGTACTGCTTATAATGGGTCTGTTTATTCCTGAACTTGTCAAGTGATTACCGTTGCCGCTTTGATCGTACCAAGTATTAATTAAGCCTTTAGACTGGAAAAGAAATTCAGCCATGGCCTCATAATCTAAGTCACCTTTATAGTCAAACCCTATGTCAATACTCGTACCTAAATCCTCATGCGTTATATTAAAACAAGGGCCAGTATAGCTTTCTATTACCCTTTTAGACCACCAGCAAGCGGCAGGCTGCCTACCAGGTTCCGGGTTTCTTGTATACCTTCTAGTGTCTTTATACCATGTAGCCCAATTGCCAGCGCTAATTCTGTTTGAAACATAAATGTCGCCGTCACTACTCCATACTTGGTTACCAATAAACCCCTTATTATCTAACCTTGTCGGAGGTCTTTTATTAACATCAAGCAATAAATTTTGTTTTGTTGTATTTTGCCAGTATTGACGATCAACACTTTCCAAAACTGGGTTAACAACCGTTGTGCTTGGCCCATTATCTTGCAGGCACTTATATTGAATACCATCAGACCCGGTGACAACTGTTCCTTTTGTGTAATCATACTGATCTGAATATCTAGGGTTTATAGTGTTCTCAACGTCTATGCTTGCTGCCTCATTAGCAGCATCTACAGCGCTTTGCGCCGCCTCAGTAGCACTTTGCGCCGCCTCAGTAGCGCTTTGCGCTGCGTTGTTTGCTTGTTCTACGCAATCGGCAAGGATGGCTTGAAACTCTATCATTTCTTGGCTTGATGGCGGTACGGCAGCATTAAGCAATTCAGGTAATGTTGTTGCTGGGTTATCTTGATTTACCGTAACCACTCCAACGTCTTTATAAACACCCGTTAAAACATCTTTGTACTCAACGCGCACAAGGCCATATTGCAGAGTTATATTATAGTTCCCGCTTGGCGGTATAGTTATAACTGACACAGCGCTTTTTATAGTGCTGCCTGTATTTGATTTATGAGTAAATCTTACTTGATCACCAATTGAGACAAACCCGTCTGGATCAAGAAGTGAGCCTGTTAATGTTATGCTAGCCATTTTTATTTATTCCTGTATAGGTTGTTTACAAAGTTAACTGTTACTTTTTCATCTATTACTGAATCAATAGAATTTTTTATATCATTAGGTAATGAGTTGATTTTCTTGCTTAAATAATTTTTTATATTATCTGTTTTTTCCGAGTGTTTTTTTAACTCGCTTGACTGTAAGTTAAATAAAATATCATTATTTTTATTTTGATGTGAAAAAGATTTACTTAATTTTAAAAGCTCTTTCATTTGTACATCAAAATGATTTTTGTTTTTTGCTGACTGTGAATTTATCTTAATTTCTATTTCTTTTAGATCGTCTTTGTATACTGTCAACGCGCCGTTTAGTTTTTTATTTTCTTTTGCCAAACTATCAATTTTACTTGAAACATTTTCAATATCTTGTTTGTTATCTTTTTTATCGCTAGCTATTTTAGAATTAATTAAGCTAATGTTTTTTTTAATAACATCATCAATTAAAGCTTTGTTTTTTGCTGACTGTGAATTTATATTAAGTTTTATTTCTTCTAGCTCATTTTTGTGTGTTGTTAATGTGCTATTTAGTTTTTTGTTTTCTTTTGTTAGCTCATAAATTTTACTTGTTAGCTCATCGTTGATAACGGTGTTTTCTTTTTTAAGCTTATCTTCTTGTGCTTTTAATAACTCAACAATATCACCTGAAAAATTCTTTATATCTTGTTTATTGTCTTTTTTATCGCTAGCTATTTTAGAATTAATTAAGCTAATGTTTTTTTTAATAACATCATCAATTAAAATTTTGCCTTTTTTGATCGTTTCTTCTTGCGCTTTTAATTTGTTATCAATATCGTTTGAAAGTTTTTCAATATCATCTTTATTGTCTTTTTTTGCCTTTGTTTGCTGCGCTTTAACTGGTGATATTAGTTTTTTACATTCATTAACAGCTTGCTCGACAATAGCGCCAACATCAACACTAACTTTCTCTACTTTTTGCGGCTCTTGTTTTTTTACTTCACGCCTTATAGATTCAATATCCGCTTGTATCTCTTGTAGTTTTAAAGTAATTTTTTCTATATCAGACATTAGTGATCACCATTCCCGTTTACATATCTAGCCGCTGTTGCTCCAAATAATACCACATTAGCCGCACCGCTGTCGATTATACCACTACCAGCCAAACCTTTAGACGCGTCATTATCAACACCGTCTTGACCCCAGCCTACGCCAGTATCGTTTATATTTCCGTTTGAACCAGCAGAAGAAATATCACCAACAGCACCAACAGCGCCACCTGTGCCCGGCAATCTGCCGTTTCCACCATCGCCACCGCTGCCGCCTAACCAAGCATTAGGCCCAGCTTGAAAGTAGTTAAACCCGCCACTACCACCGTTAGGCGCAAAAATATAGCCATCTGCGGTTGGATACGCTGCCGACGGAGTAGAGCCGCTAAAATATATATCAGTGTCTACGCCTTGCGCATCGTAAACAGTGCCCCCGTCTTGGCCGTTTCCCGGCGCTGTTAATGGGGGTGATGAACCGAACGCCAAACCATCGGCACCATTACCACCATCCCCGCCGTTTGCTTTACCCTCAAAACCATTGGCAAGTATTAATATTATTTTTGAGCCGTTAGCAAAGTTACCCGCCCTTATAGCGGTTTGACCAAAAGAGTACGCAGTTAGAACAAAAGTTATAGTTACCGCCTGAGACGGTGCGCCAGCTAAAACAAAAAGGTTAGCCTCACCAAGCGGTCCATCGAGCAATATCTCACTATTATCTTCAAAAGCCGCCTCATACGTCATTAAGTCGACGTTGTACTGTCTACCCTCTTTATTGTATTTGGGGTTTATTTTTAAGACTTGCGCTCTAATGTTGTTAGAATTAGCACCGTCAAAGCCTTGGTCTACTTCGCTGTTAACATTAACAACATCACCAGTTTTAAAAGTTATGTACCTTTCATCCGCTGTGAAGCTTCGAATGTACGGCGTAAATTTAAACCGGCTTACATACCTTTGTGTTAATAGGTCAGCAGAATCTTTATCAAGCATGATATTATTATTAAAGCGCTTATCTTTATGCTCTCCATACAGTTCAGGGCCTATAATGGCGTTGTCTGAAAACTGCGAACCTTTTCTGTAACTTGAATCATCTTCATTATCTGCTAAGTTTCTTTTGTCATACAACACAAGCGCCCTAGATGCTCTTATCTGCTCTTGGGGTTTTTTGCTTATAGTATAGGCGTTTATCTCTTTACCTTCTTCTATTGTGCTGCTGCTTTGCTTCCATACGCTAATGGCTGATAGCTTTGCTTTGTTTTCTGTTGTGCTGAACCATAAATCCATTAAAAAACCGTTAAGTATACTTTTTAAAACATCGTTAACGCCTTTTGATTCAATATGTAGCGTATTTATTCTTGTTGTTGCGTGCCACTCGTTAACCTCTGCATCCCACTCTGCCGATGGTATCAATGCGGGATCAAAGTCAGAATCAACCAACACGCGAGTTAATAGAGAGTCAATTGTTTCGCCGTCCGATTCATCACAAATGAAAATCTCATCACCTGCGCTGTGTTCGTCTTTCTCTGTTGTGGTCAATACCTCACCAGACTGACTACCAACAATAGATAGTCCGCGAGTTGTAACCTGTATTTTATGGTCAACTGGGTCAGAAGTATCTACACCAGTTATCCTCGTAAATTCATCACCGATACGGATAACCATACCTATCTGGTAAACAGTTTCATTGTCTACAGGTAAAATCTGCTGAGTATCGTCAATGTCTTGACGCAGAAAACTGTTAGTAGCAATAGGCCATTCTTTTTCGTCAAGGTTCGTTAGTAGCAATAGGCCATTCTTTTTCGTCAAGGTTCGCCAATGACATGACGTCCTTACAATTTAATTTCCATGTACCGCTACTGCCAGCGTTGAATGATTCCGTAACATAATGCCTTGTTTCTGCACCGTTAGCTAAATCAATTGTACCATCTGGCTGCACCCTATATAGCTTAAGTCTTACATTTTTATTATCAAATATCTGACGCGCTGCAAGCTTACCAAAAAAAGTTCCTTGCTTTTTTACTGTAGCGTTAACCGCTGGCGCATCTGGATTAGGGTCTTGGTTTATAAAATCATCAAAGGTTATACTTAAAGAGCCACGCCCCGCTAAACCTTGCCCCGGCTTTATTGAAGTTGCTGTTTCACTTATAGACTTTATACACCTAAAAGGTGAGCCTTGAATTAATGGCGCGTTTTGGTTAGTGAATTTATAGGTTTTATATTCACCAGACCAAGCCTGGTCACAAGTTAAAGGCGTGCCATAACCTGACGAACCGCCAATAGTGCAAGCGCCAGTAATAACAGGCAAATCAATCTCTAGCACTTCAAAATGCTGTTGATTCCTCATGCTTCTAGTTTGTTCAAATGTCGCCATTCTATAACCCGTTATAAGCGTTAAAATTTAGTTTTATAGCGTTTAGCTTTCTTGTTTGAGGATGCGCTGATAAATCATGTTTAGCATCAAAACAGATATAAGCACTTTGCGGTTCATCTTCCTGCTCTTTAATAAAGAAAGGCTGTTCAAAAGTAAAGTCAATAAAATCCTGCCAGTCTGTTTCTGTAAACTCTGCCACCTCATTAGGCAGTGTTAACGTACCTTTTAATGCTTTTGGTTTTTTAAGTGAGCTAACAGGTGCGGCTTGCATATTTGTTGTTGTTCGTTGTTCTAATTGGCGCATAAGCCATAATCTCTTATAGCCTGCCTGCTCACCTTTTTCTATATCAAGATGTTTACCAGCAGCAACAAAGCTAACAGTTGTTTGGTGATTGTTAGGTACAGTCAAAAATCTAATAATTAAGTTAGTGAAGTTTCTTTCTGGAAAAGTAAACATTAAATTATGATTTCTTTTTAGTGGCTGT